ATCCGCTTGTAGCGGCAGAGTCCTGATTATCAATGATGTTATCAATTAATGTCAAAGAAGTTCTTTGAAGATCGATCACTGGCGATACAAAATTGTTTGTTGTTGACATATTAAGTTCCATCTGGGCAGTCTTTGCTCCTATGGATATTTCTACGTCTGCTATAGAATCTGCCGCTACGACATAACATTTTTCTAATGATATGTTGTTTTTGTTTAGATCAACACCTGTAAAAGCGGCATCTAATTGATAAGGAGTTTCTGTACCTGCGAGTGATTTACCTGCAGTTCCTTTGAATGCTCCAGTTATCTCCGTTCCATATGGTTTTATATTTGTTATGTTTGGCCATAATAGTGAATAAGGCATATTCTTTGTTGAAAGTATATTCTCTCCACCACCGACTACATCAGAGTCTGCAAGACTTTGCATCTTGAATTCATAACCTTCCATATCTACTTTAGTCACAATATGATTTCCGTTTATGGAATCTGCACTATAACCACTAAAAGCAGTCGCACCTTCAATTGCAATTGTATCTCCGACTTGTAAACCATGATTTGTTAAAGTAACTCTAACATCACTATCACCTGAAAAAGTTTGTATGGCATTCTCATCTAGTAATTCACGAGGAACACTTGCGTTATTGAGAACGACTTTACCTAAAGTACTACTTGATGTTGTGAAGTTTGCTCTTACCAAATCAAACTTCAAGTCTTGTTTTTGGTTTGCTGAGAATGTTTTACCATTCTGAGAGTAGAACAGACTTCCTAGATTTGGATTTTTGTTTACACGTGCTGAAGCAGATCCAACAACAGTTGCATCTATTTCAGAGATCCATATTTCATATTCTGGTGTCTCTGCATAAACAACCATAGCATAATCTGTCAAACCCATTAGATAAACTGGTTCTTCAAAAACAAAGTCAGTTGCGGCAGTCGCATCAGTTGATGTCGATACTGCATTGTGTGCAACATAAGCAACAGAACCTGGCAAGATCTCTACATCAGAGGGCATACCATTTCTCATTGGTCTTATGTGAACAGATACTGGCAACTGTAAGTTTGCAGTGGCAGGAAAAGTTTCTTTGAAATATAATTTTATCTTGGTTAAGAATATCCCACTTGGTTCGTCAATAAAGAATGACTGAGCAATCGGGTTTTTTCCATATTCATAACCTTGCGAATTTAGCGACATATTATTTTCCTATCCAGTTTTTTTAACATCTCTAGATTGGTTATTTAACTTATCTAGTACATATTGTTCGTTCTCAGGATTATTACACCATTCTATTTCATCATAGTCGGTGAACCAAGTATTATTGTGCGAGATCATTAGATGATTTGTATTCAATAAGGTATATGTTTTATCGTATCCTTGGATTCTTTTTAACTTTTTATTACGCACATCTTTAACTCTTTTCCAAGTTCCTTCATCAAAGACTGGGTGATCTCCAGTAACGTGTATTCCATTATAATTATACCAATCGTTAAGAGTACCATCACCCTGTATCACCGCATATACATGTCCACCTTCAAACATTATATCCCCAATTTCTATATCAGAGATTTTCTTTGTAGATCCATCTACCATTCTAAAGAGTGTATCATGTGCAAAACAAGTTGGTTTTCTTTCTAACTTTTTGGTTTTATTATTGTAGGTGTACGCACCCTTAGTGAACCTTGCTTGGTTTCCTCTTTGTGGTCTAGCAGTAATCATACCTAAAGTGCTATTCCATTGTGATTTTTGTTGAACACCTGGTAAGTTTTTAACTGCTTGCCAGTGATTCCACATTGCTCCCTTACCATCATCATTACTTCTGCTTTTTGCAGGTGCAGGTGCAGTAACAGAGGATTTAGATCCCTCAATCTCTAGCATACGTGTAGATCTCACATCTTGATGAACATTATTTAGTACACCTTGTGCAGTGTAAGAAGCACGAGCAACAGAACCTGCGTTTGTCTCTTTGTTAGTCTCAACATCCATCACTTTGATTTCGTGAGTACCAGATCTAAATCTAACACTATTATTATTTGGTATCATGAAGGAGATATCAACTTTACCTGTAATATCTGTGGTCAATAATCCTGCACCATCTATGTGTGCAGTCTTACCTCTCAAGTTATTACCATGATCTTTTGTACTCGAAGAGTATCTAGCAAAAGGTGCTTCACGAACAAAAGATGCCATGTTCTTACCATCCATAAACAAGAACACGTTTGTGTTTGGTCTTAGACCTTGTGCTCGGATACTAATAATACGAGATCTTATGAACGGTAACAATGAAACCTGAAGTACTCGTGTTCCAATTATTTCTTCTAGTGTACTCTCTGATACAACTTTGTTCACTGTCTTAGTAGTTGTTCTTCCAGAAATTTTACTTATTGTATTCGTCTGATCGCCTACTCGCAATTCTTCAAGTTCTTTACCACCCCAGTTCCATTCCCAGTTATTCCAGTTGGTTGCTTGGTTGAGACTTAACTGAGAACCACCATCAATAACAGATCTACTTGTAACGTTAGTGTCTTTCCACTCATCAGAAGCAGGAGACAGTTGTAAGTTACCAGTAAAGTTAGAACTTGTATATGGGTTGATCTTAGTTGCTTGTGTTGCAAAAGGTTGAGTCATAAATGTTTCTTCAGTATGTTCTAGATATATGTTATCACCTTTACGTACAACACCAGTAGAGGTTGCTGAGTCAAACAACATTCTTAAATTGTTCTCTGTAAACATAGGACGCATGATACCTTCAGATGGATCTATTGATGCCATGTAAGCATCATTTTCAGCATCTGAGAACATGTGCGTTGTAAAGTTATCTACAAAGAAACCAGACTTTGTTCTGTTTAATCCTGACGAGTCTAGCACTTCAAAATTGCTAGTTGCTAGTTCTAGCATATTGAGTGATGTAACCTCTTCTAGGTTTGCAATCCTTGCTTCGAGTTTATTGATATCATCCATAGTATATCTACGGTGATCAATCTTTTCAACTGTAACATCGTGTTCATCCAATGTGTTTGGAAAGAATGCAAAGTTATAAAGAGGTAAAGTTCCTGCAGGAGCATCAGGTGCAGTCGGATCGAATGCATCAACATTTTGAATGATGTCCAGTTCACCTTCTGTGTCTATTATTAATTTGTGTGCACGTGCCAGATAATAAGTATTGTCAGATGTTACAAAATCTGTGGGTGTAGGAAGATACGATATGTTTGCTTCCACAAAGTTTCCTGACGAATTTACAACAGGACGAAAATCATATGCGTCTCTTAGATTTATAATATCTCCATTTGATCTAGTAAAACTTGGTATTTTATTATAATCTACAACACCAGTATATGAGTTTACTGCAAAGAAGTTACCTGCACCATGACTGAAGTGATCAAACTTAACGTAAACGTTTCCGACAGGTGCGGTCTCTCCATCCTTTAGAACCATTCTTCCAAGTCCATAGAAGTTATCTCTTTGACCATCGTCAAGATCAAACTTATAATCTAATTCAGCACCATCAGAGTCTCCTACCGAAACTCTCTTGACTTCAAAGATGTCTGGTTGACCTAAGTTAAGAAACTTTTCACCAGTTATTGGATCTGTTGCAATGGTGGTTGTGACTGTAGCATTTGAGGTAAGTGTTTTAGCACGAACAACTGGTGTGGATGATACGCCATAGACATAAACACTTACTGCAGTATTATTTGGTAAACCTGTAATGGTTGTTGTGTTAGATCCACCAGTAATACCACCAAGACCACTAGTAGCAATCTTGCCAGTAGGACTAAAGACTAACCAGTCACTAGTATTGGTCAATGTATATGCAGATGGAATACTTACTGTGAAGTTACCTGCACCATCAGACGTTCCTGATCTAAGGATCTGAACTTCTATCTGTTGCGGATCTATTATCTTAGGTCTGTCTTTTAGGGTATCGTATACCAATGTATTGTTGAGAGGATCTTCTAAGACAATGTTGTTGGTGATAGGATTAGGGTTGAAGTAACTTGTACCAGATGTACCAATGGATCTAGCATCCCTAAAAGATTTACCTGCATTCATCTTGATATCGAATAAGTGATATCTTAGATCAGCACCATTCTCATGCACCGCACGAACACGTGCAGTACCGATTGAAGAACCGCCAAAGTTACGAGCATCTTTTAGAGTCTGTTGTGCAAATGTTGTGATATCAGGACCCCCTACTGCAGAGTCGCCAAGAACATCTACAAAGTTACCATAGTCAACTGGCATAAATTCACCGTCAATCTTATGATCGTTTTGTGCACGTTCTACTTGTATATCAGTGGGAAGAAATCTTGCCGCACGATACCCATCAACAACCACAATACCATCACTTACTTTAAGCAGTAGGTGGTTGGCAGACGAGTCTTCCTCAAAAGTAATTCTGTATGGTTTTACAATATAGTCACCAGAGTTTTCATGAATACGTGTAGCAATCATATCTCTTGGTATGTTGAACATATCATCTTGCTGTGATTTCACAGCACTAAAGATAGCACCATTCTTTACAGTATTGACATGAATAAAGTTGTCGTCTGATAGTAAATCACTCTTTGCTGTAAGTATTAATTTTATGCAATATCTATCAGCACCTGGTGCTGTAGTATTGATTGTAGCACCTTGGTTATCATACAACTGAATATTATCATCAACACCTTTTACTTCTTGGGTTATTTTGAAACCCACTTCCACATTAGGTGCATCTGAGTATTTACTAATGATTGCCGCTTGTGCTTCTGTATATACAAAGAACCCTTGAGTAAAGTAAATACTATCTCCTATAAGAGCACGAGTACCTCTACCGACTGCAGGGTTCACATCCGTGTTTGCGATTTGTACAACTCGACCAGATCCTAAACTTTCGCCTGGTGTAAATCGAGGTGTGGTTGTAGCACCTGCAACAGAAGTTGTATCTACGTATCTAACATAAATGGTAACAGGATCACTATTCACTGCCGCAACTATTTGTAGAACTTCTGCTTTGATACCAGAGGTTGCACCTGTAAGAATATCGCCAACGGCAACTGTTGTTGATGTTGAACTTCCATCAAACTTAACAAATTCATAAGTAGTGTCTATCTCTAGACCACCAGGTTTTACTGCAGAACCTTCTTTGAAGATGTTATTACCAAATCTTTCAACCTGTTTGTTGATGATCGTTTGCATTTGAGTAAGTTCACGTGCTTGTAATGCGCGACCACTATTGAACAATATACGATAGTAACCATCACTATCGTTGAAATCATCCTTATATTTTGTTTCAAATAAAGTATCTGTATATACTGTTGCCATTGTTCAACCCTTAGAATTGTAGAATAATTTTTATATCTTCTGCTTGGTTTGCTGTTCTTTGTACAGGACCTCGGTTATCAATGTAGAGAATATCTCCAGATGCCGCGTCAACTGTTGGATTAATTAGTGCCGAGTCAATAATACCCTGCCCTGCACCTGTTGTCTCTTCAATAATCTCGCCATCTTGGAATGCTTTGAAACCTGTTTCTTCTGTCTGGTGATAGAATATCTTGTCTGAGTCTATGTCATCAATGAATGCTTTCGCAAGTGTTGTCTGCCCTTCTATTATTTTATCGGCAGTAAATGCATTCACAGTATTTGACAATCTCATAAATGGTAATGCCCCTGCAGTGTTTGCTGAGATTTTAGAACCTGCAAAGTCTAGAGGGTTCTTGATAAGAGCAACTTGTCTAAAGTCTTGGTCTAGCAAGAAGTTACTGTCATTACCTTCTATCATTGTGTGGAACATAATAGATGCTGTCTTGAGATCTACTCTCGCATCAGCACCTACACCAGAATCACTAAATGCTAGAACTGCACGTGCTTTCGCACCAGTACCACCCCCACCATCAATGGAGATAAGTGCTGTAGTATAATCCTGTCCGTGAACTAAGAACTGTCCACTGTCATCTATTCTTACCCTTGATAATGTACCTGCACTTGAGTCAATATCTGCTACTGCTCTAGCACCATTACCATTACCTGTAATTGTTACGGTTGGAATACTTGTGTATCCTGTCCCACCTTCAGTGATTATGATTGATAGGACTTGACCTTTTTTCGTAGCATCCTGAACTTCTTTTTGCTTCAACTCAATGCCAGTAGAGTTGGAGTCAGTGTTATGCTGTTTTTGTACAGGCATAAAGTTCGAGGATTGGAATTGTTCTTGACGTGCCGCACTAATTGTGTATAGAAATTTCCACACATATCCATCTGTCAATCTTACAGAATCATTGTTAGATCCTGTTGGTTCAACTACTGAGGGTTGTGCAACACCTAATCTATTTCTACCTGCTTCTAGGCAAACGTACACTTGCCCATTTTCGTTCTTTACATAGTAAGGTTGTGTTGGATATCCCTGTGCTCTATCATCATACTGAGAGTAGACTGTACCATTTGACCAATTGTTTCTAGGAACAACTAGTGAAGTTGACTTTACTTTTTTAATTGCTTGAAGACCATCCCTCAACTGTGATATAGTTTCTGGGTTGTTCAGAGGCGTAGGAACATTTTCATTTGAATCCCATGGTTCTGATCTAGCAATCCCACAATAGTAATTGTGAGTTTGTTGCTCGAACTGGTCAAAGAAGTCTCTCGCAATCTGTTGTCTTAGGGTGTCGGTAATGGTTGCTGGCATTTTCTATATCCTATGTATTAATGTATGAACCTAGTTCAATTCTGCGAAAATTTCCTAAGTCACTGTCGAATACTCCGAGGCAAGGCAAACCTGTATTTCCGTCTTTTACAAATATAAGTGTACCGTGTGATACTTCCGAACTGTCTGGTGCAGTTGCTACGGTATAGTTTCTCAATTGAATAAAATCTATGTTTGCTTCTCTCGTTCTCTCTTGTACATAATCGGAATCAATGGTGTTTATAGTATTATTGACTGCACTATCGATATTCTTTGTCAATGCTATTGTACCGCTACTATCTGGCAGGTTGATAGTATTATCTGCCGTAGGATCAATAACACCTAATACTGTTTCAAATGAGTCTGCAGTTGCACCTTCAAAGGTTATGCCTCCTGTTGACAATTGCAGTTGTTTAATAGAAGATGAATCTGTGCCGACTATAGTATGTATTTGTGCAACGTTATCATATAATTCTGCAAAGTTATCATTTATCTTTCCTGCACCTGTAAACAGATCATCACCTGTACCATCGTTACCAGTCGTGCCTCTATCTAATATTTGTCTAACCATTTTGTTTTCCTAAAAACTAATACCTTTATTTATAAGGTTTTATCATCACTATCTAAAATATCTTCTAATATCAAACGTATCTCTTGTGGAAGATAGTCTGATTGCAGATGCTGTTGCTGAGTCTGCAAAGTCTGAGAAGTCTGCGTGGAATCCTGCAAACTCATACATGCTACTATAGTATCGCTCTGCACTATCTATAGTCATAGTATTGAAATCACTAATTCTTCGATATAAACTATATCTATCTCTTAGCACAAACTCCTCCTGATTTGGTTGTAAGTTTGATACATAACCAACTGGGTAGTACCCTCTCTGAGAATACAATATCGCATCTGGATTGACCTTATCAGAATCAAGTCCATCTCCAAGAGGTGCAAGGGCAGATATTGAAAGTGCACCAACTGCTTCTCCCTCTGCCGCGTATGACATTGATGCCACATCTGTAACATTTATTGGAGGGTTTGTGTCTGGAATAGAAGTCAGTGTGCTGAGATTCATTGCAGGTTCTGCTTCTAAAACAACTGCCGCACCCAAGTAAAACCCAGATGGGTGCACAAACCTTCTGTACATCTCTTCCCAAATATTGAGAGGAATAGGACCTTTGATCAATACAGAGAATACTTGGAATAATCTACCGTCTTGTATTTTCTTTGCTTCCTCAGTACCAACCAGAGATTTACCCACATAGAACAAACTGTCCTTGGGATGAAAGATTTCTACTGTCTCATTGAAGAATGCGCGAAAGAACCCATCAATAGAATACTCAGAACCTTTTACTCTGAAAAAGTTACCGAAGTTTCTTATGACCTCTCTCGGTGTTGTGAACTGTCCTTGGGATATTCCAAGTCCAAGTTCGTCAAACAGAAAATTTAAGTTTTCTAGTTTCGCATCTTCTATATCCCTAATAGTCATAAGTTCGTCAATAACTCCACCGAAGTTATCTGCCGAATCTAAGTTTTCATAATAAGCATCAAGGAAAGTTATAAGACTTGGATAGTCATCGCGAAAGTGTTCTGGTAATAATTCATCAACTATAGTAGTTTTTAAGTTGACATCATGTCTCCCAAAATCTCTTTCAGTCTGTGCAAAAGGAAGGGTCATATTAAGATACCGTTAGTCCTGTTTCTTGTCTGTCTAATGCCGCCGTAGCAAATGTCTCTGATTCATCTAATTTTATAACATAATTACGTAATGGTTTGATCACACTTTCATTTAGTGGTATTGCTGATATCTTGATAAAATCGTTACCACCAATCAATGCTTGTGGTGAAAATCCTGTTATTGTAACAGTGCCTTTACTTGGATTGTATTCGCCAACATTGTCTAGTAAAACATTACCATCAATGTCTTGAATCTGTAATCTGGTAGAAGACAATTTATTTCTTATAAGAGCAACCACACCCTCAAACTCAAATATTGTTGAAGATATAATGTGTGTTATGTCATCTGCACCTTGTAGCGTCATCGGAAATTGTAATTCAAACAAACGTTTTGTCCCAACCGTGGGAGTAATTCTCAACTGAACTTTAACGTCACATCTACTAGAAAGAATAGCAGGATCAAGGGCATCTAATTCTGTTAGCATATTACTTCGTCTGAAGATCTTGTCAAACTTATTCAAGTTGGTGTTGAAGTAATTTATCATAAAGTTATACACTGTACTCTCGGTAGCAGGAAGTGAGAACCCTGTCAATGAAGGATCAAAGTTAAACCCAACGACAAGTTCTAAGAACATGTCCGTAGGATCTGCGTACTTTGTTTCCATAGAAACCACCGCTAAATTATCTGTAAAGTTAGATATAATGTCTGCCTTGACTCTGTCTTTTACAGTATCATCTGTACCAGTAGCAAAGTTCAGAGAAACGTAAACGGCACCGTAGTCACGAGGAATGTTTTGATCTCCTGACCAAACGTTACAGTCTGTCACCTCTGGGAAGTTACTGAGAACCATTCCTTTATAGTCAAGAGATGTGACTAATCTTGCTTGAGATGCATATGCAATAGGAGCAAGTTGTCTTATGCTTTCAATTGTCTGTTTGTTTGCCCCACCTGTAGATTCCGTCTTGACAGTTGTTATGATCGGAAACTGAGCATTCTTTACAGTAATGTCGCTATTGGATGTAAAGGATGTTCCATTATCAGCAACTGAACCTTTAGTTGAAAGATATGTTACAACGATCTTGTTGCCAGGATCTGGTTTCTTACCAAAGGATACGCCATCACCAAAGTTAAGTTCGTAGTTACCATTGGGTGCTTCTCTAATAGAATAAACTTTACTATCTTTTGTAATTCGTAATGCTTCTTTTAGCGGAGTATATGTAACAAACCTAGTGGATGTTGCTGTATCAAACACCTGAACTGTTGCAGTAGAAGTATCTATTGTGCTATCTGGAATAACGAAAATTTGTCTCTCTTCATTCTCTCCAGATAAAAATGTTTTTACTTTCTCTGTACCCTCAAATATAGGAATATCCTCAGACCCAGTATTTGTTTTGAATGGATAGTTACCAGTTCCATCGTCCCTAGCAAAAAACGACTCAAGGGTTCTAAATGTATAAGACACCCCATCTATAGAAGATGTGAAAGTGTGCCCCTTTTCTAGTGATATTTGAGGAGGTCTATCGACAACACCTGCCAAGTTTACACTGAGGTTTACCACTGCTTTAGATGTGGTCATAGATCTAACTTCATACCCTAATGATTCTGCATGAGATACGATAGAAGATCTCAACTGTGCAGTATTAAGAAAAGATTCGTTGATCGCAAAGTTGGCAGTCAAACCGTTGATATGTGTATTGTATGCCAATACATCTAAAAAGTTGTTTAGACCAGATGCTTCAAAGTCATAGTCAGAAAATTCTGATTTTTGTTTGAAATAAGTTTTCAGTGATGATTTTATATTTTCAAAATCTAACTGTGATGATTGTATAACGGTTTCGGTCATCTATCTTAACCTCGCTAGTGACACTTCAGTGGTCACGATTTCCTGTGTGTTGACTACTTGAAACTCTACAGATGCGTCTAGTCTATTTTTATCTCCGTCTGTGGATACACTTACGGATAAAACAAGAGCACGAGGTTCAAAATTTTCTATTGCTTCTGCTATGAGGTCTGACACAAAGTCTGGATCAAACTCTGTATCCAGATTAAAAAGCACTTCATTAAGGTTAGAACCAAATTCTGGTTGAAAAGGTTTTTCACCCCTATTAGTTAGCAGTAAATTTTTGACTGCCTGTTTCACTGAGGCGGCATCCACTTTCTTAAATAAATCACCTGCAGGTTTTGCCGCAAATGACAAGTCGATATCTCTGTAATTAATCTTTCGACTAGATATCAAAGACGCATTAAGATTAGTGTCCTCTATAGAATATGCTCGTGCCATAAAAACCTCTAATTATTTACACTATTTATATGTATCCTAAGTCATCAATTGCACTACGAGGTAAAATTTCTACAAGTTCACCGTTAGTTTGAGTGTAATTATTATATCTTGTTTCAATTAAATTTCTATATCTCATCGTCCAATTTGCAGATACTGGTGGCATTTGGATAATGATCTGTGCATTGAGTGACTGGTCTGGATTATATGAATCATAATCTAATATCATTTTATCATAATTTAAATAATCTTTACAATACATTGCCAAATCAAATGTCTTATTACAATCTATCTGACCATTCCTATCTCTTACTTCATAGACCACAACTTGACCGCGACTTGCCAGTAAATTTAAACTATTGACATCTAGTGTTTCGCCATCCTCTTTCTTGTATAATCCTTCAACGACCTGAAGTGAATGGCGGTTTCTTTTATCAAGATATTCTTGTGCAGAGTTTATGAATTCTGCTTGTGCATACAGATTTCTTGCTATCTTGAGTCTCTCCGTTTTATCTGTGATATGCTCTAGAGTCACTGGATCTCCAGATCCACCTAAAAACTTTGCCAGAGAAATGTGTTGTGCCAGTTTTGTTTTTCCATTTATTATTCCATAGCGAACCAATTGTTGTTCTGGGTTATATGTTTGATTAGGGATTAGTGTTTGAACGGTGACAGTATTCCCTTCAACAGATATTCTTTCTGGTTGCGATTCCTCGTTACCTAACAATTTACCTTGTGGAAATTTACTACTTCCTGTTTGGTTTAGTATCCTACCTATTTCATATTTCTGTGGTTTCTGTTGAACACAAGAAGCATCAATCAATCCCTCTGAGATGCAACGTCCAATGAACTTTTGGTTACGAGATGTATTTGGATCTCTCAACTTACTACGAACCATTTCAGTTGTCAATGCTTTTTTCGAAACTCCATTATAATTGTTCGACTTATTGATAGTGTTGAACAACACATCGCCAGGATCTATCCTAACATCACGAACTCCCATGTCTGAATTTTTCAATAGATCTTCAATCTGATTCGCTCCAAGGTCACTTGGTGTATTGACTCTCTTATCAGTGTTGGTAGCAGTGTTAGTAATAGAACCTGCAGATCCAGTAGATGCTTCTCCATATGTTTGAGATTGTGTAACAGTTGAAGTTGTAGCAGTCCCATCTAGATCGCCATGGAAAGTCGGTGATGTAACACCTGCAGTAAAAGTTCCAGATGTTCCAAAGTAATTATGACCATAGTGAAATACACTTGCACCACCAAGAACACCAGTGTTTCCAACTGCTGTAAGATCTGTTGCAATCATACTCATGTTCTCAGATGACATTGTCATCTTGTTCTTTGCTGTGGTTGTAGAGATATCGCCAACAAAAAGATTGTGGTTCCCACCGATACGTGTTGTGTTTGTTGCTGATACAATTAGATTTCTGTCAGACAAATATGTGTCAGTGTTTGTTCCTGCAACAAATGTGGACGCATCGCCAGTGACTGTTTCCATTTTATTCTCGGCAATGGTAGTGGACGAACCACCACGGATCTCTTCGTGCTTATCGCCATGGACTCTCAGATTGTAATCTCCACCTACCTCTACATCCATGTTACCAGTAACGTGCATCTTTAGATTACCCTGATACTCTATGTTCCCTTCACCTTTGATCAGCATCTTGTGATCTCCAGTTGTAATATGAATAGCATTACCGCGAGATGACACGATGACAGTTCCATCAGGACGTATCTCTATTCCTGATTTTGTTTTATGCATCCACAGAAGTCTTTCATTTTCTGGGGTATCATCCACCTCAGAAATATGTCCCGACTCCGTTTCTCTTACTTGGTTTAGTGGATACTGAGAAACACCATTGTCTTTTAGATCTAAAGAAAAGTTTTCATACCCACCACCAATATATAATTCATT